TGCTCGTGAAACAATAGACGACAATGCGTATTCACTACCTCCCAACCCATCTGTTGATTGAGAGATACGCAATACATTGCCATTCATTTTGGACTGGCACTCGTTCATGCCAGCTTTGCGATAGCATTCTCCAATCTATTTATGAGGCTACCATCTTTTTCCTCATAGCCATCCGTGTTGGCGGCGACAAGCTTGAGGGTGATGTAGCATTCTCCTAGAAGCTGGAACATATCTGGCGCAAGTGCAAACAGCTTGGCGAACTTGTGTGCTTCCGCTGGAGAAATGGATTCGTCGATGGTCAAGACAACCCGTCCATTGTAGTCCAGTACTGTGTCTGCGTCCGCTCTGAGAGGAAACTGCATGGGAACCCTGACGCTCTCTTCGTCGATTCCTGCTGGGATGATGATGCTCATATGTTTGTTTATTTGTTTATTTGTTTAGTTGATTCGTCCGTGCCATGCCTTCTGCGTTTGGATCAAACGCTTCTGCATTTTCTTGATGCGTGAGCGAAACCCTCGCTCCCAGTTGGCAAATGCAATTGGGGTGGCGCTTGCTGTCAGGTGATAGCCCTTTTCGCTACCGATGATTTTGCCCTCGCTGGCTTCAGCGATGAAGCGGCAAGTGCGTGGGCAGTATCCTAGACTGCCCCTGATTTGACTTGCCTTTGCAATTTTGTGCTTTCGCAGGTATGCCATTAGGAATGGCAATTCCTTGATTGCTTTCTGTTTCTTTGCGATCAGTTCTTTTTGCATGGTGTTGTTTTTGTGGGTTAGTTGAGTGGAGTATTCTGCAATGTTGCGTCTGCGATGTCTGACAGTTGTTTGGTTTTTCCGTAAGTATTGCAACGCTTGAGTTCGTCAATGACGGAAACAAGGTGGTTAATGATTGCCTTCTGGTCAATGATTTTATCTTCCATGAGTCGAATGCGAAGCTCGTAACGCTCAATCTCGTGAGAATCAATCTTCAATGTCATCTTCTTGTCGGGCGGCGATTTCCTGCTTGGTGATGTCAATGGCTATATTGTAAAAATATAGGTTGAACTTTTCTTGGTTCTCTCTGAAGAGGATTGCTAGTTCTCGCAGTTGCTTTTGTCTTACGAAGTTTCCGTAGAACAAAAGCCCAAGGACGTATGATCCGACGAGTCCGATTGATCCCGTTACAATTACGATGGTGTTCATAGTTCTTCGCTTAGGCGTTCGATGTCATATTCTAGGCTGGCGATTTCATCGTCTATCACGGCCTGACGATCATCGTCAGCGGTTGCCATCTCCCTCTCAAGCTCCCTGATCTCGCACTCCTTGTCGGCGATGATTCGTAGCGTTGTGTTTCGGTCGTCTGTGTCGTGCATGCTCATTTGGTTACCTCCACTTTGATTTCGATTGGCTCCTGCCTCCGAGAGAACAGGTCTTTGTACATTTCATAGACCATCACATCAGATGCCTCGACGTTCCTGCGTGGGGTCTCCACGGAGAGAACACGAGTCCTGAATGGGACGGCTTCGTTGCATGGTACTGGAACATCATGCGCTCCAGCGGTTCCGATCATTGCCGCAACTGCGGCGGCATATGACATGGCGTTGTAGTATTGTGTGTCTTTCATTTGATGAAGCGGAGGTTGTTCCGCTTGAAACAATCCTTTCAGATTTTTTATTCCACGCAAGATTTTTTTTCAAAAAATTTCATCGCCTCTTCAGCCGCATGGATACTTGATCCGCAGTCATGTCAACAAAAAAATTCCCCCCAACACCTGCTGACAATCAGGCATTGAGGGGATTCTTATCGGGAGTGGTTCAACCCCCACTACCGCTTAAAATGGGATGTCTTCGTCCCGATCCTTCGGGGCGAAGCCGTTGCTCTTATCCCTGTTGTGTGAGTCAAGCCCTTTCTTGAAGGGCTCCTTGATTGATCCAGAGATGAACGAGCCGCCCCGCTTGTCCACCTTGTTCCATGCGCTCATCTCCCACTCCTTGCCGTCAATGGTGATGGTGCCATTCCAGTTCGGAGCTTTGGGGTTGACGTTGTCTTTTGTGAAGAGGACAAACCTCTTTTCGTTATCGTATTGCATTATGTTTTATTTTATTTGTTACTTCTCGTCAAAGCGCATATAGCTTTCACGAAAGGCTAGAGGAATGCTAGCACGACCGCAAGCTCGTGCAAGCTTTATGTTCAGGTACCAGTTACCCTGATCGTCACGTTCGATGACCAGAAAGAGATCGCAGTCATGTTCGATTGCCCTTGACTCACGGCTGGCACCCTCCGCATTGAGTTGCGTCAAGGCGATGATGGTAATGCCTAGCTCCTTGGCTAGTTGCTTGAGCGTTCTGGAAGCCTCTGCAACTTGCCGCTCCCTGCTGTCCTTGCGGTCGGTCGGGGAAAGCAACTGAATGTAATCCACGACGATGATGCGAGTCTTGTGTACGGCACACATACGGCGCATAGCGGCACGAAGCTGAAGCGGATTAACGTCTCCCTCATCACGGATATAGATTGGAAGAAGAGACGCTTGATGGGCGGCCCTGCCAATGTTGCCGATGTCTTGCGCTGTGGGAGCCTTGGACAGAACGCTCACATCGACCCCTCCGTAGGAGGCAACGAAACGATCAAACAACTCGCCGCTACTCATCTCAAGCGATATGAAACCAACAGGATGCCCAGCGTTTGCGGCACGGGTAGCCATGTTGACTGCCATGCTGGTCTTGCCTCCCTTTGTTGCCGCCCCGATCACGATGAGTTGCCCCTCCCTGAACCCACCAGTTAAATCGTCTAGCGGCTTGAAGCCAGTAGTGACTCCAATCAGCTTCCCCTTGTTTTTATAAATCTCCTCATAGGCAGAGATTCGTGCAAGAGCCACCTCCTTGAGAGATTCAATCCTCCCCTTGCTCTCTGCATCAGCCGCCACCGCAACCAATGCTTTCTGGACAACCTCGCTCAATTCTCCTGCCTCGGCTGGATTCTGTGCGGAAGCGATGATCCGTTCTGCGGCACTAACGGCAAGTCTCCTCGTGTGGTTCTGGCGCAGGATCTCTAGGTACTCACGCCAGTTGCTCGTCACCGAAGGAGCCATGAAGCACTCGGTTAGGAATGCCGCCCCGCCAGAAAGCTCAAGCGTTCCAGCGTTAGACATTGCATCCGTGAGCGTTACCAGATCACAATCCTTGCCCTCCTTCCAAAGCTCCAGAGCAGACTCAAAGATCCGCTTGTGAGCAGGGTGGTGGAACAGCTTAGGCGATGCGTAATCAGCCGCCTCGTTGAGAATGCTGATGTTCTGAATGGCGCATGAGAGGAAGGCCCTCTCTGCGTCTAGGTTGGATGGGATTGTCATTTCTTCTTCCTCCCCCGTGGCTTTGGCTCAGGCTTTGCGGCTTGCATAGCCCAGTAAAGATCAACCTGCTTCTGGAATACATACCATTCATTGGACAGGTTATCTTTCCACACTACCTCAAAGTCACCTTCCTCTTGCTTTCCGATACGGACAATGGCGTGATTTTTAATTGGATCAGCTTGGTTGTTGCTATTCCAAAGCTGTGCATATCCTGCACATTGCCTCCAATATGACTCGCTGATCTTCTTGCTGGTCTTGAAGTCAATAAGGATGTGTTCTCCTTTTTGAGTACGAGCGATTAAGTCAATCGTGCCTCCGTACTTGTAAAACTCGTTCACCAACTGGATCTCCGTGGCGACTTTCTCTAGGCTCTGCTCGTCCCACCAATCGACGAACTTGTTGTAGCACATCAAAGCCTTGTCAATGTCTTCCTGCTCGTAATCGGAAAGATCGGCAACTTGGTTGTTCAAGAAGCATTCGATCAGGAAGTGTGCGATAGTTCCAATGTCAGCGGCCTTGTCCCTCTCCTTGCGATAATCCTTGCCCTCCCTGCCAAGGTTCCATGCCCAATGGATCAATGCCCCTGCATCGTCTCCAATTTTGCAGATCGTGCTACCTCCCGGCACTTGGGTTCCATCAGATAGATGGTATTTTTGATGAGGCGCATTACGCACCAGTTTTGTTTTTTCCATGCCCTACCGATAGTCAGCCTCAATCTCATGGTCAAGCGCATATTTTTCCCATTCTTCAGAATTTTGCTCTTGACTTCCAGAGGCATCACCAATGCCGTTTTGCGCCACAAATAATTCAGCCAGCAGGGCAAGGGCATCCGCTCTGTCTGGGGAGTTACCCTTCGTGCGCTTCTTCAAATCCTTCTTGCTCTCCAGCAACGTGCGTTCGTTCTTGAGCGTGTAGATGCGAGCGCAAAGCTCCCTCGCTGTTTGATCGTCAAGGCCCCTCAGCCTACCTCCCATCACGATCACCTTGATCTGCCCCCATAGTTGCGTGACGCGATTGGCGTAGACTTGCTTTGCAGGACGATTATCCTCCACGGATATTGGCGCATCCGTAGCCGCCCCCCCGAAGCTCACTCGCACAAACCCAGACTGCCACCGCTGAGAGATGATGTCGGCAATGCCAGCACCAGCACCAGTTGCGTCAAGAGCAAAG